AAAAACCTGGATTTTTTGAAAGGTCTAAAGAAAGTGGTGCAGCATATGATCCTAGGTCATGGACTAAACAAAGATTTTATGAGGAAATAGGGAAGAAAAATACACTTTCAAACATGTAATAAAATACCATGGCTGAATATATTGATCCCTTTGAACAAATAGAAAGTAACCAAAAAGTAGGTTTATTAACTTCTGGTGTTGCAGGTATTGCATCTGGACTCATTAAAATTCCAAAAGGTGTATTCTCATTAGGAGCAGAACTTTTAGATCTTGGATTTGATACAAGTACTGCATCCTCTGTTGAACAATTCTTTGATGGTATTAATCCATTTGAAGAAGTAGCAAATGAAAGATTGTCCGGTAGATTAACTGAAGCATTAGTATCTATTGGTGTTCCAGCAGGAGCTGGAGCTAAGGTTGCAACTAAACTTGCAGAGACAGCCTTAAAAGCAAAGAGAGCTGGAGTCTATGCAAATTTAACTAGTCCAAATTTAATCAAAGCAACAGCTGAAGCAGAAAAATTAAATAAATTATCTACAGTGCAAAGATATGCAGCGATTTCTGCAGGTGGTGCTGTAGGCGAGGCATTCGTAGCGGACATCGAGAAACTAGGGACTATTGGAGAAGCATTTGGAGTAGGTCCAACTCAACTTGGAGATATAGATGAAGAAACAGGTGGAAGAGAAGACGCCATAACAAAATTAATGAACAGATTTAAATTTGGTTCAGAATCATTATTACTTACACCGGTTGTTTTTGGAATAGGAGAAGGAGCAAAAAAATTAGCAACTCAAGGAGATGCATTAGCATTTAGTAGTTCTGCATTAGATAGATTTTTCTTTAAAGTTGGAAGTGTATTTACTCCGCAAGGACAAAGACCTAGAGAACAATTTCTTGCAAGAGAAATTGAAAATGCAAATATACGAGCAGACCAACATTTAGCAATGGAACAAGTTGCAAGAATAGATAAAGAGGTAAACAAATTATTTCCAGAAACTAATAAATTTTTTAACGCTGCAAGTGATACGGAAAAAAAAGGATTTTTAAAAACTTTAGATGAAGCTTTATTTTCAGGAAAAGTAGACGAAAAAATAGATAAAGATATTTTAGATAATATTGTAGATACAATGAGAAAACGTGGATCTAGTCCAGAAAGTGTAGATACTATTTTAACAGGAATAGAAAAAATAAGAAATCAATATGGTGAATTAATTAATATTGCATCTAGAGGATCAGGAGAACTACCTACAGAATTAACCTTACAATTAAAAGGTTTAATGGGGGATAGATTAAAAACTATGGTTGGAACTACTTATGAAATTTTTGATAATAAAATTGCTAATGTATTTAATAAATTTACTCCAGCAAAAGATGCTGTAGATAAGGTAAAAAATATATTTATTAGATATGCTGCAAGGAATGGAAAACAATTATCTGATTTACAAGCTCAATCTATAGTTGATGATATTTTAGAACAAGCAAAAAATTCATTTCCAGCGATAGACAGAATGCCTTATTTTGAATTTGGTAATTTAACAGTTGGATCTCAAAAAGGAGACTTTATTAAAAAAACTTTTGCAAGAACCATAGAAGAAAAAATGGCAGGTGGATTAAAAGAATTAAAAGTAATTGGAAGAGGAAGTAAAGCATTTAGAGAATTATTTGGAGAAGTAAATGATGTTAGACGTTCTATATTTGAAGGTGTTTCAAAATTATCTACAGTTGCAAGAAGAAATGAAATGTATGAAGAAATGTTAGTAAATGATCAAATTATAAAATCTAACATAACTAAAAACACTCCAGTTGGAAAAAAAGGATTTTTTCATGATTCTCTTTTTGATGCAAAGGAAGCATTTGGACCAAATGCTAAAGTTGTTAAAATAGACGATTATGTAAAAAATGATTTTAAAGGAAGTCCAATCGTAAATGCATTACAAGGTAAATGGACTACAGAAGCTATAGCTGAAGGATTTACAAACACTTCTCGTATACAAGATTTTATGAGAGGGGAAATGAAAGGCCCTTTAGGTAAAACAGCATCTTGGTTATATAGAAATTTAATGTTGTTGCCAAAAGCTATATCTCAATACGATAAAACAATTTTATCTATTCCTACTCAAATAAAAAATCTTTTAGCTAACTTTATGTTTTCATTATCTAATGGAACAATATTTGAAAGCCCTCAAATAATTGCACAAGCTGCAAAAAGAGCAGGTATGACTACTCAATTTACTATTGGAACACCTTTATCTAATGAACAATATAGAAAATATTTAAGATTGGGAATAGCTGAAACAGGTGCTGCAAAAGGAGATCTAGATGCATTATTGAGAGACACTAAATTATCAGCAAATGGAAATTTAGGGACAGATAGTATTTTAACACCTTTTGTTAAATCATTAGGTAAAACAGGAGAACTTGCTAAAAAGGGACTTAAAGTAGCTGAAACAGCTTATATAACATCAGATAATTTAGTAAAAATATTTAATTTTGAAGTAGAAGTTGCAAGAAGAGGAGCTGCTTATGCAAAAGCAGGTATTAAGAAAACAACAGATGAATTAGAAAAAGAAGCAGCAGAGATAGTTAAAAATACAGTTCAAAACTATTCAAGAGTAGGTCAATTTGTAAGGTTATCAAGAGGATTGCCACTTGGTAATTTCATGTCTTTTCCATCAGAAGTATTTAGAACAAGTGGTGGTATTGTTGAACAGATATTAAAAGATTTAAAAGATCCAATTACAGGTTCTATTAATCCAATAACAAGTACAAATATTATGAAAGGTATTGCTATGAAAAGATTAATTGGATCCACAACTGCTCTTGGAACTCTTCCTTATGGACTTGTAGAAGGAGCTCAAGCTATATTTGGAGTTTCTGATGAAGAAGCAAAAGCTGCATCTGATTTTGTTGCTCCTTGGGCTAAAGATTCAATGAAAATATTTATGAGAAATCCTGAAACAGAAGAATTATATTTTGTGGATTACAGTAAAATGAATGTGTACGACACATTATCTAGACCATTTGCTACATTGTTAAGAAATATACAAGAAGGTGTTGATCAAGAAAAACCTTTAATGAACGGATTTGTTAGAGGTGTTGCTGAAGCAGCAGGAAGTATATCTAGTCCATTTGTTGAACCTTCTATTTGGACAGAAGCATTTATGGATATTTTTTCAAGAGGAGGTCGTACACCTGAAGGTAAAATATTATACACAGATGAAACTCCAACAGGAGAAAAACTTCAAAGAATTACAATGCATCTTGCTGAAGCTTTAGCTCCAAGCTACAGACCTTTTACAAGAACTTACCAAGCTATAACTGAAACTCCTGGAAAAGGTGGAGAACAATATGAAGTTCCATACGAACTTGCAGGAATATTTGGAATGAGAGCAGAAAAAATTGATCCATTAAAGACAATGGCTTTTTATATTTCTGATTTTCAAGAAGGTGAAAGAAATTCAAGAAGAGAATTTACAGGTGGACCAGAAGGATTATTAACAGGAGAAATAAAAACTCCTAAAGATTTAATTGAAAGATACTACGTTGCAAACAAAGCATTGTTTGGAGTTCAACAAAAAATGTCAACTCATTTAAAAAATGCTGAAGTATTAGGTGTTGCAAGAAATAACCTTGCTAATTTATTTAAAACTAGAGGATTATCACCTGAAACTGTAACTAATTTATATCGTGATAAATTTGACCCATTCTTTCCATCTCAAGGAATTATAGATAGATTTGCAGAAATATCTAGAACTACAGGACAACCTAATCCATTTATAGAAGCACAAGGAATATTAAGATCAATGGAACAAGATTTTAATAGACAAAGTTTAGGTTCACCATTTATGCCAAGATTACAAAATTATATACCTTCTCTTTCAGAAGACGTTCAACCTTTAAATACACCTATGCCTAATGTTTCACTTTTAACTCCACCTGTTCAACAATTTGCTAGTTTACAAAATGGATTGACACCAACTGAAAACGCTTTATTAAGTGAATCTGAAAAACAAATAAGACTAAGACAAAGGGGATTAGCATAATGGGTAATGGAAAAGAACCAGAAACAACTGGCGAACATATAGTAGCTTTATATGGTCATATCACTGGCGTAAAACGAGATGTGAGAGAGTTGCGGCAAGAATCTTCTGAAATGCATAGCAAATTTGAAAGAAAGTTTGACAAATTAACTTGGTGGATCATCGGTGGACTTGGATCAACCATAGCATTGTTACTAACATTATCTTTCAATTTATTAAAATAAACCATTGATTATAGTTTTAAAAAACTATATTAGGCGCTTATGGATAATAAAGTTTTAGTTCACAAACATCTTATTATAAGAGCAGAAGCAAAAAATCCTCCAATGGATGTAGCTGTTCTTCGTAAATGGTTTCAAAAATTTATAAATGAAATTGGAATGAAAGTAATGATGGGTCCTTATATTAAATATTCTAACATGATTGGTAATCGTGGAATTACAGGAGCTGCAATTATAGAAACATCTCACATAGTAATGCATGTATGGGATGAACCTGACCCCGCCTTATTACAATTTGATGTATATTCATGTGGTGAATTTGATCCTGAAACAATATGTAATAAAATTAAAAAAGATTTTAACGCTACAAAAATAGAATATAAATTTTTAGATCGTGAACATGATTTAAAAGAAATACATACTTTAACATACACAGATCCAATAGCTAAAAACTATGAAAATAAAGAAATAGAAAAGAAGAATAATGCTTTATTAAGAAGTAGAAAAGAAGTTGAGATTAATGGCAATGGAACTCATGGATATACAATCAAAGAAGGTGTTCATAAAGGTACTGTTGTTGGCCATATTACAAGAGAAAAATCAGTACTTGAAAATTAATAAATAATCTTTATATATCTCCAAGACTGCATCATGTGGATGGGTCAATTAACTTGCTTTAATAGGAGATAATTATGACAAACCTAGAAGTTTTCAATAATTTAAGCAAACAAATGTTCAATGGATCAACAAAGTTTTTTGATGATGCATTTGAAAATATTTTTGACACGTGGTCAAAAGTACAATCATTCCCTTTCTATAACGTAGTAAAATACTCAAAAGGTAAATACGGATTAGAAATCGGTTTAGCTGGCTACAATAAAGAGAACGTACTTGTAGAAGTTAAAGACGGTATCTTAACAGTAGAAGGAAAAGTAGATAACAAAAATGTAGACTATGTTAAACAAGGTCTTGCATTTAGAAAATTTTTCAAACAGTTTGAATTAGCTAAAGATGTAGTAGTTGATGAAGCTGAAATGAAAGATGGTTTACTTAAAATTAAACTTGGTTACAAAGAACCAAAAGAAGTTGAAGGTATCAAAGTAGATATTAAATAATGAGTATACCTTTACAATTAACATTTATTTTTATAGTTGCTGCAATAATTTTAGCAGTAGTTATTTACAATAATAATAAATAATGTTCCCTTATAACGAGGAGGAGTGGAAGTTTATATCCACTCCTTCAACTCTTCTCCCATAACTTGAGTTGCAATATCAACTTTAGTTCGTAAAGCTTTTACAATCTTCTCATCTACAGTATTTTCTGCAATGATATCAATATAGGTCATTGGTTTTTCTTGGCCAATACGATCAATACGTGCTTCTGATTGTTGTCTTTTTTCTAAATCATATCCATTAGAATAATAGATCATAGTAGAAGCACCTGTTAATGTAATTCCATATCCACCTGTTTGAGGTGTACCAACAATAAATCTTACTGGGCTATTAGGGTCTTGTATTTTTGTAATTGCTTTTTGTCTGTCATCTGTAGATGTATCTCCATAATAAGTCACAACAGAATTATCTCCATATTCTTTTTTAATAGCTTCAACAATAACTTCTATATCGTATCTGTAATGAGCCCATATAACTGCTTTGCCCTCCATTTCAGATAAAACATCCATTAACTCATCTAATCTATTATTTGCAATCTTTTGTGTTTGGCCATCATCAGATTTAAAATGACCACAAGTTATTTGATGTAGTCTCATTAATTGAGTTATAACATTGTGTGTAGTAGTTAACTTTCCATTTAATGTTGCAAGTGCAATCTCTTTCATTTGTTTATAAACTTTTCTTTGTTCTTCAGTTAATTGAATAGTTCTTTTCATATAAGTTTTAGGGGGTAAATCTAAACAATCGTCTTTTAAAACTCTATGTGAAAATGGTTTGACTTTTTCTGAAAGCTCTCCAAGATTTCTATAACCCACTACAATTTCTATTTGTCTTCCACTTACCATTATCTTTCTCATTAATGCATATCGAGTTCTAAAACTATAATAAGATTGTTGATCTAATAACCAAGGATCTAGAAACCAGCATTGTGTGTACAAATCTAATGGAGATTTAGTTACAGGTGATCCTGTTAATATTCTTTTGTATGCAACATGTTTTCCAATTGAAATAATATTTTTAGTTCTATTGGCCCCTGGATTTTTTATTGTAGTGGATTCATCTATTGCCATTAAAGATTTATGACAATTTAAAAACCTTTCAGCAAATTGTTTTCCTTTTTTAGTAGACAACGCTTCAACATTCATAATTAAAATATGAAGATCGTGATCTGATTTAAATAAAATATTTAGTTCTTTTTCTTTAGATTTACTTGCAGTGGACTCCCATAACACCATTTTCTTTTCTATATGATCTGGCATATGAGTTGGTATTTCAGAGTCAAACCAGTTCTTATAAACACCTTTTGGAGCTATGATTAAAGCGCCATTTATAAGGCCTTTATCATAAAGTATTGACATATTATCTATTAATACTTTAGACTTACCGGTCCCCATTTCCATAAAATAAGCAAATACTTTCTTATCCCAAGACATTTCTAATGCCTTTAATTGATGTGCAAATGGCTTTGTCTTAAACTTATAATGCATATATAATAGTTAGTTCTTTCTATTGATTAGTATAACACATTAATATAAAAGAAGTCAAGAATGGAAAAAAATAAAGTTTACGTTATTCAAGATGTGCCAGGCACAAGAGAAGGAAGACCAAAAATAAATATTATTGGGGCTTCTCAATTTGGTTCACTAAAAGTTCTGCTTCCAGAAAATGCACAAATTATATTAAGTGCAGGACCTGTTGTATTTAAGTTACGACAGTTGCTAAAAGATTACACTTCAGAAGATTATTTACTACTTACAGGTGATCCTGCAATAATTGGTGTTGCGTGTTCAATAGTTTCTGATATAACAAATGGCAAGTATAAATTATTAAAATGGGATAAACAAGAAAGGAGATATTATCCAATTGAAATTGACTTGTATCAAAAATCTGAAACGAGCACTTGACAAACGTAATTTAAGGGATTATAATATACAGGATAGAAAGATAAAAATATGACAATAAATTTTGAACAAGACCGAGTAGAATCAGTAACGCAAATTGATGCAGCTAAAACTTTATCTGATAAAGTTTTAAAGTTAAAAGATTTAGAAGACGAAATTTTAAATGCGGAAGAAAGTTTAAATAAATTAAAAGAACAAGCACGTATACTTTCTCAAGTAGAAATTCCTGCAATGATGCAGGATATGCATATTACAAAATTAAAGCTTAAGGATGGTGAATCTGTAGAAGTAAAACCTTTTTACAGTGCATCTATAATTCCTGAAGTTCAGGAAAAAGCTTTTGAATGGCTTCGTAATAACGGCTTAGGTGATATCATTAAAAACGATATCACTGTTACCTTTGGTCGTGGCGAAGATAACAAGGCGGCACAATATGCTGTCCTTGCGCGAGGTCAGGGTTTTGAACCAGTCCAGAAGGTAGGTGTTCATTCCCAGACACTCAAGGCAGTGGTCAGAGAGCGTATCGAATCTGGACGTGATATGCCCTCTGATCTATTTAAAACGTTTGCAGGTAACCAGACAAAAATAACAAGGAGATAATCGATGCAAGAAGCGAGAAACGAGAAACAAGTAGCAATAAAAAAAGCTGCGCCGTTGCCATCATCAATATTGTTTGAGAGCGATGCGCATGCAGGTTTTGAGAATGTAAAGAACACTAGTGTTGCTTTACCTATCTTAAAACTATTACAGAATGGATCAGCAGAAGCACAAAAGCGAAATCAAGCTTATGTAGAAGGAGCTGAACCAGGAATGTTACTGAATACAGTAACTAAGAAAGTTTATGATGGTGCAAAAGGAATAGAAGTTATTCCATGTCATTATAAACTTGAATATCAAGAATGGTCGGATTTTGGTACAGGATCAGGTAGACCTGAACAAATATATCCAGATAGTTCTGATATACTATCTAAAACTACGAAAGACCAAATGGGTAAGGATAGACTTCCAAATGGAAATTACATTCTTACGGTTGGTCAACATTTTGTTTTAATAGTAGATAATGGTTCTACTGAAACTGCACTTATATCTATGAGTTCATCTCAAGGTAAAATTAGCAGAAAGTGGAATGCAATGATGATGTCAATAACTATGGACGGTAAAAATGGTCCATATACACCACCATCATTTAGTCACGTATACAAATTAAATACCGTTTTAAATTCCGGTAAAGGAAACCAATGGTATGGATACAACATTACAAAAGTTGGTCCTGTAAGTGATGCAGCTATCTATGAAAGAGCAAAACAGTTCTATCAAAGTTTAGCAAATAATAAGTAATACTAAATGGGGTGATAGAAATATCACCCCAATACATTGAGAGTGGAATATGTTAGAAAGGTTCAAACAGATATTTTCTGGTCTTGAAACTTCTTACGGTCAAACAAAAATGACTGGAGAAATTAGAGATGATGGAAAAAATGAAGCAGAGTCAATAACGGTACACAAACCTGTAACAGATACGTTATGGCAAAAACATTTAAATGGTGAATTTCCAGCATTAGGAATTGTACCTATTAGACAAGATAGTAGATGTAAATGGGGATGTCTAGATGTAGATGTTTATGATTTAAATCATAAAGAATTAGTTACAAAAATAAAAAATAAAAATTTACCATTAATAGTTTTTAAATCAAAATCAGGTGGTGCACATGTATTTTTATTCGTAAAAGAATTTGTACCTGCATCATTAGTTAGGGAAAAATTAAAAACAATGGCCGCAATGTTAGGTCATGCAGGGAAAGAATTATTTCCAAAACAAGATTATATACTTGCAGATAAAAACCAAGTGGGTAGTTGGTTAAATGTTCCATATCATGGTGGTGATAAATCTGTAAGACGTGCACTTAGTGATGATGCAGAATTATTAACCTTAGAAGAATTTTTTAAATTATATGATAAAAAAGTTTTATCTGAAAAAGATTTAATACAATGGAAAGAAACTATAACAACCGGAGATGAAGATTTATTTGAAGCTCCACCTTGTTTAGTTACTTTATTGTCTGACAAAGTTCCAAAAGGCAAAAGAAATGACACCATGTTTAACGTTGGTGTTTATTTGAGAAAAAGATTTCCAGATTCATGGAAAACAAAATTAAGTATTTACAATGGTAAATACATGGCTGAACCTTTGGAGGATAGCGAAATAGAAGATGTTATTAAATCATTATTAAACAAAGATTATCGTTATAAATGTAAACAAGAACCTATTAGAAGTTTTTGTGAATCAAAGATTTGTGTCAAAAGAAAATTTGGTGTTGGTGAAAATATACCAGCACCAGAAATAGAAAGAATAGAAAAATATCCATCACATCCAGCGATTTATATTGTGTATTTAGATGGTAAACCAGTTGAAGTAGATGGCTACACTCTTCATGAATTTAATAAATTTTCTGTAGAAGTAATGGATCAATTAAATCAAGTGTTAATGCCTATAGGTTCAATTGTTTGGAAGAAATTATTACATAAAATCATGTCTAATAAAGATACATTTAAAATATTAGACGCTCCTCAAACAGCAAAACTTAATTATCAATTAAAAGAATTACTTGGAGATTTTTTAAATAGAGCAACAGGTAAGACAATGGAGGATGTTAAGAGAGGTATTCCATATACAGAAAAAGGTTTTAGTTACTTTCAATATAAAAGTTTTAATAGTTTTTTAAAAAGAAGTAAGTCTTGGGATTTACCAAAAGCAAAAACACAGAGAATGTTAGAAAGTGAATTTAAGGCAATGGAAGAAGTTGTAAAATTAGATAAGAAATCAATAAGAATATGGAAAGTAGAAACAATAAATATAGACAAACCAACAATTACAGAAAATAAAATGAAAGAGCCAGCATTCAAATGAAAAGAACAATTATACCAGGGCCTCCAGGAACAGGGAAAACATATCATTTAATAAATAATTATTTAAAAAAAGAAATTGAAATAAATAAAATTCCTGCAGATAGAATTGCTTATTTAACATTTAGTAATGCAGCAACAAATGAAGCAAGAAAAAGAATATTACCTACATTTCCTCAAGTAAAAGACTTTCCATATATTTGTACTATGCATTCTTTAGGAACAAGACAATTAAATATAGATACAAATACACAATTACTTAAAGATGAAAAATGGAATGCTTTTAAAAATTTTTCACAAATATGTAAAGATTTATCGTTTGATACTTATTTTGATCCATACACAGAAGCTGTGACTTACAAGAATGATCACATGAAGATTATTGAATATTCAAGATGTAAAAAAATATCTATCATGGATGCAGCAGTAGAGTTAGATAAACATCAAACAATAGATATTTGGTTAACAGAACAGATTGATGCCGATTTAAAATCATATAAGAAACAAACCGGAATGATTGAGTATTCCGATATGATTAAACAGTTCATTGAGAAAGACAAATGCCCTCCACTCAGCGTTGTCTTTTTGGATGAAGCGCAGGATCTGAATCCTCTGCAATGGGACATGTTCAATTACATTGAATCTCGATGTGAGCGATCATACATTGCAGGGGACGACGATCAAACTATCTATACGTTTCAAGGCGCTGATCCAAATATATTTATAAATTTAAAAGGAGAAGTAGATCCAAGAATTGAATCAAGAAGATGTCCACGTGTAATTCATAGAAAAGCATTAGATATATTACAACATGTAGATAATAGAATGATTAAATCTTGGCTTCCAAGAGATGCTGAAGGACAAATTTTTGAAGATCAAAGAATAGAAGATTTAGATTTTAGTAGAGGTGAATGGATGATTATTGCAAGAACAAATCAAATGTTAAATCCAATTAAAGCACATTTAACTTCATTAAATTTAAGATTTGATAGTAGAACAAACACTGTTTTATCTAATGAATTATTAGAAGCATATCAGGTATGGATTAGGTTAAATCAAGGTGCAACAGTTGGAGCTGAAGAAGCAAAGTCAGTTTATAAAGTTTTAAACTTTAATATGAAACATGTTGAATATGGTTTTTCTAGCGGTAAATCACTAGATACTGTTGATTTTGTAGACATAGATGATCTGATGTTAAATCACGGGTTACTAGTGACGGGGAGCTGGGAACAATTAAATTTTAAAGAAGATACAAAATTATATATCAAATCATTACTAGCAAGTGGTGATGATTTATTTAAACCTGCAAGAATTAAAGTATCCACAATACATGGTGTTAAAGGTGAAGAGTGTGAAAATGTAGTCCTGTATACCGGAATAGAAAAGATTATACATGACGCAGCATTAAGAAATCCTGATCCTGAACACAGATTGTTTTTTGTGGGTGTAACACGTGCAAAAGAAAATCTTTATATCATGCAACCCGATATAGATGATTATTATAACTATATACCAGGAGATCCAATACTATGAGTAACAAAGTGTTTTTTAAACAAGTAGGAGGTTCACATTATAAAAAATATAAAATACAGCCTTCTAGATTTATAAATGAAAATAAGATACTGTTTGCAGAAGGTAATGCAATTAAATATATTTGCAGGCACCAAGATAAAGGAAAGAAACAAGATTTGCTAAAAGCAATTCATTACATACAGATGATTATAGAAAGAGACTATAAGGATGAGAGGTAAAAGAATGTTAGTTTTTGATTTAGGTTTATTTACAGTATTATGTATATATTGTTTTTTAATTATGGTATTAATATAAATGTTTGAAGCTCAGAAAGAATGGATTTGTCCAGAAAATTATCCTGATTTAAAAGGATATAAATATGTTGCAATAGATTTGGAAACTAAAGATCCTGATCTTAAAGCAAGAGGTTCTGGTGCAATCATTGGTAATGGCCACATAGTTGGTATTGCTGTTGCTGTTGATGGATGGTCTGCATATTATCCAATTGCACATGAAGGTGGTGGTAATTTAGAAAAAGATAAAGTTTTAAATTGGATTAAACAAGTTTGTGCAAATGATAATGTAAAAATATTCCACAATGCAATGTATGACGTGTGCTGGCTTCGAGCGGCGGGAATCCAAATCAATGGACACATTGTAGATACAATGGTTATGGCATCTTTAATTGATGAAAATAGATTAGCATATACATTAAATAGTATTTCATATGAATTTTTAGGTGAAGTTAAAGATGAAAAAGCTTTGAATGAAGCAGCGCAGTCTTGGGGAATAGATCCTAAATCTGAAATGTATAAACTTCCTGCAATGTATGTAGGTAATTATGCAGAAAAAGATGCACAATTAACATTAGAATTATTTAAAGTTTTATCAAGAGAAATTCAAAAACAAAATTTACAAAATGTATTTGATCTTGAGACACAATTATTTCCATGTCTTATTGACATGAAGTTTAAAGGAGTAAGAGTTGATATAGAAAAAGCACACAAATTGAAACAACAATTAACAGCACAAGAGCATGAATTGTTATTAAAAGTAAAACAAGAAACAGGGATAGAACCACAGATTTGGGCAGCAAGAAGCATTGCAACAGTTTTTGATAAGCTTGGTTTACATTATGAAAGAACCGAGAAAGCATCTGCACCATCCTTCACTAAAAATTTTTTACAAGAACACAAACACCCTATAGTTCAAATGATTGCTAAAGCAAGAGAAATTAATAAAGCACATACAACTTTTATAGATACAATTTTAAAGTTTACACATAACGGAAGAATACATGCAGATATTAATCCAATTAGATCTGATCAAGGTGGAACTGTCACAGGAAGATTTTCTTATGCCAATCCTAATCTCCAGCAAATCCCAGCGAGAAACAAGGAACTAGGACCTATGATTAGATCATTATTTTTACCAGAAATTGGCCATAAATGGGGCTGTTTTGACTATTCTCAACAAGAACCAAGACTAGTTGTACACTATGCAGCAACAACAGAACCAATTTGTTTTGATGAATCTGTAACAAGTATTGTTGAAAAATTTAAAAAAGATTCTGTAGACTTTCACAAAACAGTTGCAGACATGGCAGGTATATCAAGAGATCAAGCTAAAACAATTAATCTTGGATTGTTTTACGGAATGGGTAAAGCAAAATTACAAGCTGAACTTGGTTTAAATACAAAAGAAGAAGCAGAAATATTATTTAATCAATATCATAATAACGTTCCATTCGTAAAAGAATTAATGAATAAGACATCTCAATTTGCACAGACATCAGGATCCATTGGTACATTACTAGGTCGTCGTTGTAGATTTAATAAATGGGAACCAGCAACATTTGGCATGCATACTGCAATGTCATTTGAAGAAGCGGAACGAACTTATGGACGTGGTAGAATTAGAAGAGCAATGACTTATAAAGCTTTAAATAAATTAATACAGGGATCTGCTGCTGACATGACAAAGAAAGCAATGTTAGATTTATATAATGAAAAAATTATTCCACATATTCAAATACATGATGAACTAGATATTTCTGTTGTAGATGACAATCATGCAAAAAAGATTGTTGAAATAATGGAAAGCGCCGTTACTTTGGCAATCCCCAACAAAGTAGATTACGAAAGCGGTGAAACATGGGGAGATATTTATGATTGATTATGGCATATTTAAATGCAAATATACCACCAATTTATTGTAAAATACGAAGGGAGTATTTATATGACTTACGAGAACATCAAGGCGAAACTGAAGATTGTGTGGTCTTTGCTATTGCAAGTATTCCAGGGCGTGCAATCTTATTTCATGCTTTACTTACGAATGGTGCAATATTCTGGAGGCTTCCTATCTCTGCTTTTATTCAAAGAAGAAACAGCGGTTCTGTGCATCAACCACAAATGGAACATCAGACTCTCGACGATCTTGAGTTGTGGAATTCATTTAGTTATTATCCTGCTGTTACTACTTTTGATTTTTTAATAGGACAACGTTGTAGATATTTAGGGAAGGATAAAAAATTTATTCATGGAGAATATTTATTCACAATTGATTGGGCTCATCCAGAACCTAATATCATCGATACTGAACATTCTGAAATTCCCGATCAACATAAGTGTGCTCACGTTTTGGCTCTTGATAACGGCAATTTTGCAGCTCAGCCTAATAATCGTATTTTGTGGAGTATTCCTAGCTTTACAACTGCAACACATTGGCCGGATTATAAAGTACAAACTACTGAATGGAATGTGGAAAATAAAAGCTGGCAATTAGAGGATACCGATGCTATGTTTTATAAAGTGGAGGATAAATGAGTAAAGAAAAATTAACATTTGTAGTAACTACACTAGTTACAACAACCTTATGTATTGTTGTATTAAGTATGGTTATGACTCTGATGACTGGTCTATTTGATGAAAAAGTAGACAATGCCGAAATATTTAAATTAATTAGCCCTGCCTTCCAAACTATCGTCGGGGGTTTTATTGGTCTTTTAGCTGGTGTTAAGTTAAAAGCTAGTGATGACGACAAAAACTGCAACTGCAAATAATTGTATTAACAAACTAGCGGTTGGATGCTGCTTATTAAATCACTGTAAATGCCATGATAACAAAGATTACTCTAATAAAGTATTTGATAGTAGCTCTAGCAGCATTTGTATTAGGTACATTTTTTCCCAACCCCGCCGCCAAGAGGAAGGTCCAAGTTGATACGATCAACTGGGCCATAAAACTCGGGTTTGGTGTCCCGAGGTTTGAGTACTCAAACAACAAAGAATTCATCTCCTCTCTCAATAACTGCATCAATTATCTAAATTTCAATATCCCAAGACGACAAAGAGTAAATACAGAACTAATAATAGCGCAGGCAATTGTTGAATCTAACTATGGAACATCTCGGTTTGCAAGGGAAGGTCATAATCTGTTTGGTATACGTGTATGGTCAAAAGAGGGTATGTTGCCACATAAACAGCCAGATACTATAGAATGGCGTGTCAGGGTCTTTAAAAACAAGTGCGAATCTGTTAGATATTACATAGAAATTCTAAATACAAAAAGAGTGTATGCAGAATTTAGAAAAATTAGAGAAATGACAGCAAATAGAAATCCTATTGCAATGGCAAGAGCTCTAGATAATTTTTCTACAAATAAAGAATACGAAAAACATGTTATTGAAATTATACTTAAATTGAGAAATGATTTACAAAATAAAAAATAATTTTTTAAATAAAGAATATTTTAATTTATTAAATCAAACATTTTTAAATAATATGTTTCCATGGTATTATCAAAAAGATAAAGTTGATGTAAATGATAATCAATTTCAATTTACACATGTTTTTTATGATAATAAAAAAGAAAATAGCAATTATTCATATATTTTAAATGAATTATTTAAAAAAATAAATTTAAAAACTATAATAAAAGCAAAGTTAAATTTAACTACAAAAAGAAAAAAATTTGAAAAATTTAATTTTCATACTGATACAGATATTAAATGTAATACTGCTATTTTATATTTAAATACAAATAATGGGAAAACAGTGTTTGAAAATAAAAAATTATTACCTGTTAATAGTGTTGAAAACAGGATTATTATTTTTCCGTCACATATAAAACACGCTGGAACAACACATACAGATACTAATTTTAGAATTGTATTAAACATAAATTATTATTAAAATGAAACTAAGTGAAAATTTTACATTGGATGAATTAACAAAGTCACAAGAAGCAATACGACTTGGTATTCCTAATGAACCTAATGAAGAACATATTATTAATTTAATGTTGTTGTGTAAAAATATTCTTCAACCTGTTAGAGATCATTTTAAAATTCCAGTATCTATTTCTTCCGGCTACAGATCAGCAGCTTTATGCGAGGCAATAGGATCAAGCAGCGGGAGTCAACATACTAAGGGACAAGCAGCTGACTTTGAACTATTTGGCATACATAATAGAGAGGTAAGTGATTGGATTGTTAAAAACTTAGATTTTGATCAATGTATACTTGAATTTTGGACTCCAAGTGATCCCAATTCTGGATGGATTCATTGCAGTTATAGCGATGCAGGTAATAGAAAATCTTATTTGAGCGCACAGAAATTAAATGGTAGAGTCGTATACACAGTAATGTAATGCAACGATTAAAATTTGATAAATCTATGTTTATTGACAATGTATTAGGAATTTGTCCTGAATGTAAAGAAGAAGCATTTCTAGTAGCGATTGTACAAGACTACTACAGATGTACAAATTGTGGTGAAGATACTAGACAATATATCAATGGACATATAAAGTATTTAAAAGTTAATCAGGAAGATAAAGATTTTATAAAAAGACATGGCACGAAAAGTCGCAGTAGGTAACGGTAAATTTATACAACAAACCAATAAGAAACGTCCCGGACGACATTCAAAACGTCCTAATAAACGAAATAGTAGAAAAGAATATAGAGGTCAAGGTAGAAAACAATAACTTGACAAAGCTATATTAATATCCTATATAGTAAGAAACAAACAAGAAAGGTAAAAATGACTGACTTTAGTAAATACAAAAACATAACTGTTGATAATGACACTTATGCGACTGTAACTAAACTTCAATCTAAACTTAAACGTGATGTTAAGTTAAGTAGAAGTCAAGTTGTAAAAACATTAGTTAACGAGAAAGCGAGAGAACTCAATGGTAAACTTAAATAGTTTAGAAGCCGACGAAAGACCTGCGACACCAGAACAAAAGTTATGGCGTGCAGTATTTATGCAAGCGATACAAGATACTTTTGGCATATGTACGATTGCAATGTCGAGAGACGAGCATCGAGAGTCTAAGTGGTGGGGTAAAATTTATAATGAAGATTTTATTCAACTATGTGAGTTTGCTGGATTTGATCCACAAAAAACTTTTGAAAAACTAAAACGATACGATCTAATAAAGAAAGGAATAATCTGGAACTACACCACAAATGGTAAAAGAAAATTTGCTGATGTAGTAATTAACTAATATGAGTGGAAAAATAATATGTCCAAAATGTAATGGTAATGGATTCGTATATACATTTAACCATGACGATAGAAAAAAACAACCGATAGACTGTGATTATTGTAATAATCAAGGTGAAGTTGATATTACAGAGGATGTCATTAAGGATCTTGATGATGCAGGGCAATTACAATGACTAGAGCTAATTACTTAATAATGATAAGAAAATTAATTGCAGCATATAAAAAGAAATATGATGCTTTTGGAAAGGAGAGAAAGAAAAATGGATCTAAAAAATCACGAACCTAGTTTTTTAGCTTTAATAATAGTTATACTTTGGCTTCTATTAATTCTAACTATCATTATTTATAAATGATACATAAATTTGAGCCGTTTGAATTTTTTAAAGTTCATAAAATAGAAATTAATAGTGTGTTAGATATTGGTGCACATAAAGGTTTATGGACAAAGAAATTTAAAGAACATTATCCTGATGTTAAACAATTAATGATTGAAGCTAATGCAGATCATATAGATGATTTAATTAGGACCGGTCATTATATTCTAGCATTAGTTGGCAAAACAAATGATGAAGTCGATTATTATGTTTGTGATGATAAACAAAATAATCATGGTAATGGAATGTATAAAGAAAATACAAATGTGCCATTTAAAAAAACAACAAGACGATGTGTAACATTAGATTCATTATTGCCTGGACAAAGATTTGATTTAATAAAAATGGATGTGCAAGGCGCTGAACTTGATATTATTCAAGGTTCGCCTGGATTTATTCACAATGCAAAATATTTATGGTTAGAATTACAACCACACCACTACAACATAGGCTCCCCATCAGCAGGAGCTGTTATTGGATATCTTCATCAAATAGGATTTGAATTTGTAACATTAGATGAAATCAATACAGGTAATGGTGTAATCATGGGTATGGATGCAATTTTTGTAAACGTTAGAAATAAAGAATTAAAGACGGGGTACGATATAAACAGGAAAATTATATGGAGTGGTTATCAAACATGAGTTTTGTAATACTTGTATTACTTGCTATATTAATTTGGTTTACGGTGACTAGGTTATGATGAATAAAAAAGAATACGCTAAACATTATTATTTAAATAACAAAGAAAAATTTAAAGAAAATGGTAAAAAATATAGAGAAAAAAATAAAGAATGGTTGAAAAAATATAGTAAAACATATTATTTATTGAATAAAGAAAAATATATACTTGATGTTAAAAAAGAATTACCTGAAAAAAGAAAAAAAAGATTAGAAAGATTGAAAACATATAGAGAAAAAAATAAAGAACGTATAAATAATTTAAAAAAAAAATGGAGAGAAAAAAATAAACTTTACGTAAACTTAAAAGCAAAAAAATGGAGAGAAAAAAATAAAGAAAAAATTTTAGAAAAAAGTAAAATATATAGAGGAATTCCTTCTTTAATGTATCCTGTTGACCCTGAAAAACTTTTAAAATTTAAAAATAAAAAAAGAGAAACTAATAAAAATTATTATTTAAAAAATATAGAAAAAATAAGAGAAAGTTCAAAAAAATACAGGAAAAAAAATTGGAAAATTATTTTGGCTAAAAAAAACGAATATACTAGAAAACAAAGGCAAATAAATTTTAATTTTAAATTAAAATCAAATTGTAGAACTAGATTATATCAAGCTTTAAAAGGTAAAGTTAAATCAGCTAGAACTATGGAATTAATAGGATGTAGTATAGAAGAATTATGGAATCATCTAGAATCTAAATTTAAACCATTCATGCGAAAAGAAAATTATGGAAAATTATGGCAAGTAGATCACATTATACCTTGTGCTAGTTTTGATTTATCTGATCCTAAACAACAAAAAAAATGTTTTCATTACACTAATCTTCAACCATTGTGGACCTTAGATAACATAAGAAAAGGAAATAAAAATGAAACCTAAAGATAGAAAACAATTTGAAAAACAATTAATGGATCATATTATTCGTAAAAGACTTCCACCACAAGAAGCGCGTACAATATTGCGTGCTATGTTTGAAAAACGTCTTTATGAAAAAACTAAAAAGTTACACTAATGAAATGGAATAAACTATACGAGTACCCAAAGTCTATGCGATCTTTGGTTAAAGATGAAAGACACTATGAAATTGGTGTCCAGAAGCTCCCTTCTGTGACCACGATACTAGGTGCAACGGCGAGCAGCGAGAAACGAGAGTCTTTGAATAAATGGAAAGCAAAAGTTGGCGAGTTTGAAGCAGAAAGAATCAAGCATCGAGCTGCTACACGTGGAACAGCTATGCACTCGTATTTAGAATACCATTTAAACGGACAAGGGCTGCTGGATTTGAGTGACGAGGGGCGAGAGGCGAGGAGCATGGCTCAAACTATAATAGACAAAGGATTAGGGGATCTTCAGGAAATTTGGGGCAATGAAGTTGTACTATATTATCCAGAACTATATGCTGGGCAGACAGATTTGTGTGGAATATACCAAGGAAGAGACAGTATCATTGACTTTAAACAAACAAATAAACCAAAGAAAGATGAATGGATTGAAGATTATTATCTACAGGGTGCTGCATACGCTACAGCTCATGATTGTATATATGATACAAAAATAGAACAGACCGTGATTCTTATGTGTACACCGGACAATTTTTTTCAAAGATTTATAGTTAATGGAGAACGATTTAGATACTACAAATCGGAGTGGTTGAGGCGTTTAGATGCCTATTACAACTTAAAAGAGAGTGTCAAAGTGTGACATTTATGCAACACTATTGCTAACCTATTGATTTATATGAATAATATGGCAAAAAATCTTCTACACGGTAAGTCATTGATTTTAAATACTTTTATCTCAATTTGTAACTTTTGTAACTTTTTTGTAACTCTAGAATAGTTGGTATATATAGAGAAAATGCATAAAGTTACAAAGTTACAAAATTCTACGGTTAAAAAGAGGGTACTAGTAGTCATTTAATCTATAGAACTCTATTAGGTGAAGTTATGAAGTTTAATTATGAGTTATATAAAATAAGTTGGGAAGATATATGTAGCGATTCAGGATGGGCTACTGATCTTGAATTTGACAGAATGGATGTAAGCCATTGTATTTCAATAGGTTTTATTTACAAACAAACTAAAGATTATGTTTGGATCTTTTCTAGCTATGAGATAGACAATCTGGGCGAAATTACATACGGTGATCGTACTGTAATACCCGCAAACAACATCAAATCAATGGAGAAAATCTATGGCAAAAAAACCAAAGAATGAATCTATCCAAGATATACTTGATAGAATCCAAGAAGATATTGATAACATCAGAGAAAAAGCTGAAGACTTAGAAAATCACGATTGTGATTCTGATTCAGATGATGATTTCGATGATGAAGATGAGGATGAATAGTTAATTTCTCTTTGTTTAGATTTAACTTCCTCTTTAATATCATCTAATACAACACCCTCTAGGATCGGTGAGTATTCGTTTATGATTTCTTTCATACGAGCCTCTAACTGTTCTGCAGTAAGATCTTCTAACTTACCGGTCCTAATAATCTTTTGTTCAACGTACAACCCTGCTGCTTTTCCTCTAGCAACTTCAGCATTGACTGCAGCCGACCAAGCCTTGTTTTCTCTTGCTGTGTCTCTGAGTTTTGCGAGTTCTGATATGTGTCTTTCAAATGTAACGTCATATTTTTTTTGATACTCCGATCTTAATTTTCCAATGTATTGTACAACTAGTGGATATACTTTTGGATTTTGTAGTTTACTTGCATATACAATTGCAGCATCAGGAGAATATCCTGCAGCAATAGCACACTCTGCACCGGTCTTTCTGCCTTCGTTTGTAACCAATTCATATGCAAATTTCATTTGCATTTCTGTTAATCTTTTTGGTTGTGTCATACTAGACATTTAAGGTAATTTAGAGTAAAAAGCAAGTGGGGTCGGCTTACGAGAAGATGATTGATCATGCCTTCAGATACTGGGCCCCATTAAAATATTATGTTAAAAGGAAAGTTATTAAGACAGGCATTAGATAAATTTCTGAAAGGATCAGAAGTAGCTGCAAATGCACGTGTGCAAGTTTGTTTACCAAACGGAGAATTATTTGACGTTGTTGGTATTGATTTAATGGAAAATAAATTAATTGGACACCGTGAAACCCATAGATTAGTCATCACAATAGATCGTGAAAAATGGACAATGGGTAAGGTTATGAAAAAGATCTAGCTACCTTGAAACCCGAGACAAAATTCTGGCATAAAGTTAAAAAGTTTATGCCTGAAATTTCTTTCACAAGGCTAGAAAATTTAAGCGGTTTTGGCACTCCAGATCTATTGGCTTATAATAAAAATCATACCTTTTTTACTGTTGAGTTGAAGGTTACAAAAGGTAATTCTGTTAAGCTTTCTCCTCATCAAATTAGCTTCCATGTGAGGCATCCACACAATACTTTTATTCTAGTTTCTTCTGAAAGAGACAAGACTGAAAAACTTTATGAAGGCTCTCGCTGCTTGCAGCTTGCCGCTTGTGGCTTGAAGCTTGATGCTTGCTGCTTGACGCTTGAAGCTATCTACAAAAAATTCCAGAGCTTGTAGCTTGAAGCTTGACGCTTGCAGCTTGAGGCTTGAAGCTTGTCGCTTGATGCGGGAGGCTGGTTGCTAGGCCCCGGGAAGGGGCCAGCATGTTTAGTTCCAGGCAGAGTCTGCTAAAGCTCCATTGCCTGCTTGATTTAAAATGTCTAGATATTCGGTATCTGTGAACTTCAGGACCGATGTGAGGAAGTGATGGCGTTCCTGCTGCGTCACCAGGATGGGCGCCTGTAGCTACTTGACGGCGTTTGCCCGTGCCTCTTCCCGCTTCGCGCCACCAGGAAGGTATTCTGGTTTGATTGACTTCTCTTTCATATGTTCTCCTGTGTTTGTTATGCATCCTACATTATCCTATATCTGAGCTCATGTCAACTGCGACATTATGTCGCAGCTTGCGGCTTGTTGCTTGCGGCTTGACGCTTGTAGCTTGGCGCTGGGGCTTAGTTCTCTGTGGCCTAATAGCTCCGAACCGCCCCGGCATGTTAGTGTTTACCATATGCAACGTTTTTGACATTGCGATCCCAACACGCTCTACAGCTCAAACACTTGTTATCCTGTTCGGCTGCAGGGCATGTTTTGTTTTCAGTTACTACGCTGGAGGTATAAGGCCAGAAAGTAGGTGGATTGCCATCTACTTTAGTTGCTGAAATTCGTATAATTAAATTAGCTGGTACCTCTTCAGGGGTCACCTGTTGCATGATACCTGCTTCTCGCGTTGGTAACCAGTGATTAACATCGGGTGTTAGTTTGCACACTTCGAATATCTTCTTTAAATGCTCAAGGCTTTGAATGTCTCCGGAATCATGCCATCTGAACCATTTAGACTTGTGGCGTAGGATCTGCGCAGCCATTGCCTGGACCCAAAGAGGATGATCAATTGCTGCCAGCCTCTTGTACTGAGCTTCCTGTACATTAGGGAAGACATAGCAACCCTTCAGAGCGTAACAACCATGACAGACAGTGCCTGGTATTTTTGCAAGTTTACTTCCTGTTTTACATTCCTTTGCTGGTATACCGTAAGCCCAGCCGGGCATCTTAGAAGGTTTTGATAGTGTGCCTGTTATATTATCTAATTCATTTACTTTCATATGTCCTATATAATCCTTTATTTAACTTTGTCAAGACGCTTGTTGCTTGCAGCTTGTGGCTTGCTGCTTGTAGCTTGCGGCTTGAAATGAGAGTCGAACGCCTGCAGCTTGGCCGGCGTTAGTTCATACATGTGAAACCCTGGCGATGTGCCAGGGACCTTTTTAAATCCTAATTTTTTAAGTTTATTCATATTACAGGTATTGTTGGTAGATCTTCATCACTTGTAAATAAAGCGCCGCCGTCATTGCCCTCATCATCCATTGACGGTGTTAGCCATGTTCCATCTTCTAATCTTATTTGAATAGGTCTTTTATACCATCCCTGCTCTTCAGCATCAGTTTGGTTCATGTATTCAACTTTAACTATTTTCTTTCCAACTAATAATTTACTTATTTTTTGTATCCACTGTTGTTCTAATTTATCAATCATTTCTTTCTCCATATGCTCCACCATAATGTAAACAGGATGCATGCAAGAAGCAGGTCCGTTAAAGGCATTCCAAATAGTTCAATCATAACTTTCTCTTTTTAGTTGTAGTGACCTAGAATTGTTAAGAAACGAACTAGTATGTTTCTCAATTGTAGGTCACTTGTTATTCCATTATGCATAGTCTATAACAAGTCCTATATAATCCTATTGACAGATATTGTCAAGTGATGTAATTAAATAATTATAACTAATAATGAAAGAGGTATAAAATGACACAAAACAAAACACGACTAAATACTGATATAAGAAAAAAGATTGGTGGTTTAATCTTATCTCATTTTGAGAACGAACAAACTACTGAACTTGAAAACTTTAAATCAGCAAAAGAGGATATTGATGTTGCTTACAGTAGAGCATTTAAGTTAGCGACTGCTGTTGTGCAAAGAGCATATCCTAAAGATGATGTTGCAACCTTACAATCATTTAAAAAGAAATATGGTAGTGCCTGTGATGTTGTAGCTAAAGACAGTTGCTTTTATTTTGCTA